ACAGCAGAAATAAGTTTTCTAGCTTGTAGTAACAATCTTCTCACATTAATTCTGTTCAATGCTGTGTCAGATATTTGAAGAGTTTTATTACCCCAAATAACAGTACCAACATCAGAGAAAGTTGCGATAGGATTGATACGACCTTGATACAAAGTGTCTCTATCTTCTTGAGTCAACTTCTTACGAGCTTTAATAGCATTTACTAAACCACGTGTGTAACCCGCAGTTGCAAACCAAGGGAATGCGATGTTATCAGTTAATGCTAAGTTTCTACAAACCTCGTTGGTTGGTGGAATATAAATTTGAGTGTTATTAACAGTATCTCTAACAAGTATCCAAGGATAGTAGGTAGCAGTATAGTTGGAATCAATACCTGTATTATCTAAGTTATCAACTGCTTCGGTAGGATAAATGAAGTTATCGTTACTAGTTGGTAAAAACACATTACAATCAGGTGTGGTGACGATATAAATCGAGTCAGCCCTCTGATAAGTAATCATCGAAATAGCGTCTTCTACAAGATTTGAGTTATTAACATAGTCAATACCAGGGGTTGCGAACACATTGATGTTTGTGGATTCAGGGTTATTGAATGTACTAATACCCAACAAATATGCATAGTAGTCAGTATTAGTGTAATCTGTAAAGTTTGAAACACTAATAGGTTTAAATGCTCCCCACCCTGTGGCATTCGGATATCTTGTTGTTGCACAAGCGCCTCTCTGATATCCAGCACCACCGAGTATAAAACTATCACCATTTGTACGATACTCACGATAGACATCCCAACCATCAAAACCTCTTTGAACCAAGAAAGTAAATTTACGAGCTTGAATCTGATAGTAAGGGTTTTCAGAACTTTCGGGATCGGATTGGAATGACGCATCACCACACTGGAATGCTGGGGTTCCCGAAGTTGGTCCTACTGCAATTTGAACAACAGTAGCCCCTGAGTCCATATGGAAACCTTGAGTAATGTAATCCCATGGTTCAGCCGCTTCAGAATCACAAATACTTACGGGATACTGAGCTCCTTTATACTGATAAAAATCAACATCATAACCAATTTGACTTGAGATACCTAAGAAGGTTGTTCTTACTCTGTCTCCTGAACTCTGAACCGCATTTGACATACCACGAGAAGAAACAGGTCCTGTCGTAGTTCCAAATGGGGGGTTGTAAATAACTTCACCAGGGAAATAGTAAGCGGTTTTGTAAATTGGGAAAGGAGGGATTGCATTGGGATACTCCCTCATAACATATCCTTCGAAACCACAAGGTAATGAATCGATAGGTGCGTCCGAATCCAATTCTAACATAATATACTTCGAATTCAAAGCATATTCTCCGTCAGAAGTACCGATCTTAACACCGATGTAATTATTCGATGAAGGATCCATATTACAATTAGTAAACTTCTCCAAATAAACTGGATTAGTATCTGTGTCGAAAAAGTCACGAACACCTAAATCAAAGGACACATTATTAAATGAAATATTTTGTATAGAAATTTTGATTTGAGTGTTGGCTGAATCACCATCAGATATCGTTAAAATTTTAAATAATCTTTCAACGGTACTACCACGAAGTTGTGATACAACCCAAGGAGATTCAGCTGCTCTGTATCTTTCCAAATAATTGGCAATAGAATCAGTTGTAGGATTATACCTTAAACCAGGAGTTGCAATTAAGTCAGTTTTAAGACCCCTAATAAAGCCTTTATTATACCCATACGTCAATAAGGTTGGGTACACTTCCTCAACCATTATTGGTACCTCAGTTCTACTTTTTCCAAAGTTAGTTCGACCCAAAACGGATGGTAGGTAGTTTTGATCCGTTTGTGATAATGAAACAACGAACGAGAAATTTTCAGGAGAAGCTGTACCATCCGTAATACCTGAAATAGCAAAACGAGAGAATGGATTTTCTGTAATAGCAGAGTATGACCCCGTAGTGTTTAATACAACACTTGTAAGTCCAGTGACTTGATATCTTGGACCTGTTCCACCAGAACCATAATTCGAAATACCTCTTGAACGTAAAGTAGCTACTACCACATTGTTATAATCTAAATATGAAACGCCTGAAAAGTTAAATACAGTACCAGATATAGTTCCATTATAAGTTCCACCACCCGCATCTGTTAATGAAGTTACCACACTAAAGAAAGAGTATCCTGTATAATTACCATTGGTACTTTCGTTAAAATTAGAGTAATACCAAGCATCATTGTTTGGAGAAGTGTATTCTGCGGTAGAGTTAGTAAGACCAGACATACCAAACACATTGGTTTCACCTGTATAAGAACTCAAAGCACTGTAAGCCGCGTCTGTGATTGTACCAAAATAATAAACTGAAGTACCACTAGTATTACCAGAAGCATTTACAATACCTGTAAGTTGAGTACTCAATTCAGTATTGAAAGATGATTGATTTCCATTTAAAAGAGTAAAAGGGTTATTCAAGTTTGTACCAACTAATGTCGTACCTACAGGTGTGAGAGTGACGGTACCACCAGTAGTGGCAACGAAACTAATTGTATAGTTGGAAGAAGAACCATTCAAACCTACAGTGGTTCCGTCCACATTTGCTTGAATTGATAAAGACCAACCTGGACCCGCATCATAACCTGAAAGACCCAAAACACGTGTTACAAACAACTGATTGGATTGTTGTAGATAAGATTTAGCGATATAAGCTAATTCATACTTAGGTATCTGAGTGTTGACAAATTTTTCGGGAATAGTCCCACCGAAAAACGCCTCAAATTCGTCGTAATTAGTTATGAAAATAGGTTCGAAAGCGGGACCTGTTAAGGTTTCGCCAACCAACCCTAGGGTTGTAACACCTACACTTTGTGCTACAAAACTTAAATCCCTTTCCGATGTGTAAACACCAGGGGATACGAATATTTTATTGGTAGTCGCCATATGATGATTTTTTTATTTTTTTAGGTTTTATTGATATAAATATTATCTTAATCGATAAAGTATTTTTTTTTATAAAAACTTATTTATATTAGGAGGAAAAAATTATCTTTTTTTATCCTTAATGAAAAAATCAACCAAAAACATTAAAATTTCGGTGGATTCCCACAATAAATTGAAAAAATATTGTGATGACAACGGAATAAAAATCTATAAGTTCTTAGAAAAACTTATAGATCAAAACTGTACTAAGAAAAAAGATATCTATGGTGAGGACTGATTACGATAGACTTGGAGTAGGTGTTGGAGTCAAATTTGGTATATGTAGGAAAATGTTTGTAAATGAAGAACAGAATTTTCCACAAGTTCCCGTTTGATTAATTATATGACCACCAGAATAAGCTATTGTGTATGCTACTGCACAAAAGTTAGTGGTTTGTCCAGAACTCAAAGTAATTGATGATACTGTCGGTTGATTTGTACATGCTGAATATACTAATAAAAGTGGTTGTGCTGAAGACGTTGTATTGGTTATTTCATAATTATTACAAATTAATTCCAAAGATTGACATAAACTAGAAGTTTTTGTCGGAGTGATAGTAGGTGTTGGTGTCAAACTATTCGTTGGTGTTGTTGACTTTGTTGGGGTTATTGATGGTGTTGGTGTCAAACTACTCGTTGGTGTAATAGAAGGGGTTATTGTGTTTGTTGGGGTAATTGACGGGGTTGGTAAATCGAAAGTTAAATTTTGTGGTGAACCTAAAAAAGATACCCCATATGTTATGGTAGAAGTTGGGTCGGCATTTTCTTGAGTAATTTCAAATCGTAACTGGTCACCAGTATTCACCTCAAAATTGACAACATTTGTCCCATAATAGTCAAACTCTGTACTGGTGTTTAACCTAACAAACAAATCATAGGTACTCACATTTTGGGTTGATAAAATTGTAAAAGTACCTGTATAATCAACACTGATTGTCCTAATAACAGGGGAGTTTCTTACCGCTTGAATCGTAAGATCAAAGACACCTTCATTCACAGGGAATCTTTTTCTTTTACGATTTATGGGTTTCATATTGGTCTCAAAAACATTAAGAACTCTAGAGACCGCAGGTGCTACCTCGAACTTATCTTGATCTAATAGGAATCCCAAAAGTGTGAAATCATAATTTTGGATGTAAAATCTTCTTTTATCAACCTGTGTGACAGATTCATCACTTATGTTTGTGTTTACAATTGGGATAAAGTGCCCATTAACTTTAGTGTACGCTTGACGTGATGCGAATGTCTGAAGAACATTTTTGTTAAACTCGTTGAGTTCTCTCATTCGATTACAAACAATTTTTACACTAAACGAGATATCAACAGGTACTGGTTGTGGTATTTTATAAATGTCAAGCCCCTTTACATTACCATTCCAAGTAGGTACAGCTGCATAGAAAAATTCTTTTTGGTTTGGGATATTATAAAGAGTCGCAGGATTTGTACCATATTTTACTTCAGGAACTCTCACCACCGTAATAAAGGGTGGTTCGGTGTTGCCGTTCAAATCTTGAAAAGACCAAGTTTGAGTAAATTGTGCCCAGTTTTGTGTTGTTATAAGAATGTCAATTGTTGGAATTACTTTTCCCTCAACAACTGTTTTAAGTTCATTTTTAACAAAATCTAAAAATCCTCTATCCATTTCGGCATAACCCAAATTCTTTGGAAGATATGTTCCGTCTTCTGTAATATCCTGTAATAATTGTTCTCTCCTCTCAAGTAAAATTTTTGGAGGGACTAAATTAATATTTGGTATTACTTTTTTAGGTAGAGCCATTTATGGTAAATATTAATCAGAAGATATTATATTGATATTAAATGATCGAATAGGTAAAGACTGAGTATTAAATACAAGGTTCAACAGATGTTATCGAACTACCACTATTCTGCCAATAAATAACATATTTTTGAGTCGAGACATCTGGGGTCGCACTAAATGCTCTAAATCTAAGACCAAATGTTTGTTTTGGTAGATTTGTGTTTATATCATAAATCACATCCGCTAACCCCATCTCACTCAAGGGTTTTGTACTATAACCCCATAAAATTGCAGTTTCCGAGGTGAGTCTAGAACATGCTAATTCAAAAGTCGTAGATCCTTGTGCTGGTAGTAAATTACTATACAATAAATAATTTGTAGGAGTTGCGGATGGGGTTGGATTAGGTGGTGGACAATGTGAACCACAAACCTCAAGTTTTGTGATTGATGTGAAGTCCTCAATGTCAGGACATCCATCTGTAGCTGTATTTTCTTTACTATTAACCACAATTGGTACTTCTGATGAACATATAAATTTTGGAATATTTAATGGGACTTCTACCAACTTAATAATATTTGGGTCAAAACAATCTTTGTATGTTACCCAAATAGATAGTGTGGGATAAAAGGAATTTGAAATTCCAAGGGGTAGAAAATCAATTCGATAAGTATAACAAATAACATTCGTAAATGGTGAACAATTGGGATCTGGGGTACGAGTGACTGTTTGTGTGATTGTCGGAGTAACTGTTGGATATGGTGTTGAATTATAGGATAAAGTTGGGGTGACAGTGACAGATGGTGTGGGTGTGGTTACAATTTGTCCCCATTGCCAAAAAGTTTTACCAGATAATTGTATGGTTTTGTTATTGTAATTTGATTCTGTATAATACGTTTCTGTGTTCGCAGTGCTCGAAAAAGAAATATCTGTTTGACCTGTCCAAGGTGAAATATCAAGACTTTCGACAATGTTATCAATTCTTACTACCCCAGCACCATAAAGAGGATCACCTGAAGGTGTACGATATGTAACCATCAAACTTCCCAATCCAATTATTTTACGTACACCATTTATGTCTGCCGAAACAATTGATCCACTATCACCATAATAAATCGGGTAAGGACACGCGGTACCATTGGGTGTTGTTGTAGCACTAGCAACATAAACAACCATATCCTCAACTTGTGGAATACCTCGGAATTCATGATAAAAGTGTGTTGCTACACACACCAACTTCATTTCACCCTCACCCTTAGCACCTGTGGTTATTCCTGTACTGTATAAATTTCCTTTTGTAAAAATCAAATTATCTATTTCTTCTGTTGTGGCAAAATCCATAGGTTGTGTCCAACCTGTAAGTCCTACCTGTCGATAAGATGTTGTAAAATCTATTAAATCATATGGTACTGTTAATAAAGCAGCATCAACTTTAGTTGTTGTTGGTGGTCTAAAACCTGGACTATATCTTTTTTGGATACCAACAATTTGAGCATCGTTGTTTGTACCATTGTAATATATTTGTGTTGTTCCATAATTCAAAGGAAAAAAAGGATTTACATCTGAATTTATGTTTTTCCACCAACCACAATGAGCATTAGTCAATCCCGCGAGAGAGTTGGTGGTGTTATCAATGACTAACCCCCCTAATGTACAAAATAAAATATTAGTACCACCCGAGAGTTTAGATACTTTCTCGAATGGGATTGGATTAGTTTGCCAATCATAAAAACTATCGGGACATTCAGCTGAAGAATAATCAACTTCAACCGTACTAACATCCGTTAAAAATTCATATCCTGAATATTCAATTTTATCAGGTATTAAAAATTGAGGATTTATCTCATCTTTATTAATTTTACGTTGAACATAAAATGTAACACTTAAGTGGTTCGTAAATTTCCCATTGATAATCTTATTACTATATGATATTCCAGTAACATTATCGTCTTTGTTTTCAGATCTTAATTTCTGAATTAATTCTCTAATAATTTGAGTTTTCATCATTTAAACTTAAATCCCCATAAATTCGTTAGCAGTTACTGGTGTTGCAATGTAACTGACATAAAAAGGTTTATATCCTGCATAGGTATGTTTGTTGTCATAATTGGGTATCCCCTTATCAACAACTGAATAATATCTTACTTGATTTTCGGTAATCCAATAACCGATGTAATCACCCAAACTAATGGAAACTTGTAGGTCATCCAAATCTTTTTGGTAGATAGCGAATCTGATATTACCCGGTTCGTTTTGTATAACCTTGGAATTACCCAAGAAAGCCATATCTGGTTGCATAATTTGCAAATAAGCGTTTACTGATATTGGTGGTAAAAACTCTATGGATTGAGGTACCGCCTCGCCATAAACATCGTCTTGATTTGTTTTTTGTTTGTTTACGCGATAGACAACAATGGTAAAATTCATATCACCATCGAGCCATTCACGACCCATACTAACATCCAAATCGAAATCTTCCTGACCGAAAAATTTACCTAATCTTGTGATTGGAACTTGATTTTGTGCCATACTTCTTGATAAATATTCATAATATTATTATATTTAATTTATTTTTGTTTTGGATAGTCAATTAAACGCAAGAGAAAATCAAGCCTTAGATATTATAGATCGTTATGAAGGTGCGAACAACTTTATTCTTAAATTAAAACACAAAAGGGATTCAAATCCTAAATTTTTTCCTAACGCAACTCAAACCGAATATGTGATTAAATATCACAAAAGAGAACCAAAGGTTGCGAAAAAATGGGTACAATTGGACACATATTTTGCGAGTAAAATTGCAAATGAAAAAATGTTTATAGAAGTACCAACACAAATTTGGATAGAAAAACTTTTAGTTGAAAAAGACACCGCTTATCACGTGTGGGGATATTATTTTGAAAATCAGGGTTTACATGATATTTGGATACCAAAAGCCGCGGTAATCAAAGATAATAAAATCAAAAACGTAGAAATTGATTTTGAGAAATACTCACATCGACCATTACTCGAACATCAAAAAGAAGGTGTAAAAACTTTGTGTGAAAACAAAAAGTATATTTTAGCGGATGATTTGGGCCTAGGTAAAGCGTTGTCAAACCAAACTTTGATATACACACCAAATGGGACCAAAAAAATGGGTGATATTATGATTGGTGACAAAGTCATTGGCTCAAACGGAAAACCAGTTAATGTAATCGGTGTTTTTCCTCAGGGTATACGAGAGACATATAAAGTTACGTTCAACGATGGATTTTTTATCTTTACCGATGAGTCACATCTCTGGTCAGTATCTTCTTCTAACCATGGTAAAAACTCCAATAACAATAGGTTGAAGAAAACTCTTACATTATCCACGAAACAAATGTATGAAAATCATATTATACAAGATCAAGGTCGTGGATACAATAATTTTAGAACATACTCAATAAACACTCACTATCGAGGGTCCAACGGAGCAAACAAATGGCAAATACCCATAGTAGAACCAATTGAGTTTGAAAATAACGAGGAAGTACCAATAGACCCCTATCTATTAGGTCTAATTTTGGGGGACGGTCATATCCAAAGTATTTCATGTAGGTTCGAAACTCATCGAGATGATTTCGATGAATTATTTGGTGATTTTAAGATTAAAGAAAATAAACAATACGATAATAAACGAACCTGCTCCATTTCTATTGGTGAACCATTAAAGAATCTATCACTATCTCATACTCGTTCACATAATAAATTTATACCTGACATATACAAATATACATCTGTAAATAATCGTCTTGCAATCCTCCAAGGATTGATGGACACCGACGGCCATTGTATGTTATCTAAAAATGGAAATTTTTGTGGTACAGAATTTTCAACGGTATCTGAGAAACTTTGTGATGATTTGTGTGAAATTGTTCATACTTTGGGCGGAATTGTACGTAAAAGAAAGAGAAAAAGTTTTTATAAAAAAAACGGGGAAAGAATTGAATGTAGACCATCCTACCGATTGAATATAAAACTACCTAAAGGTATGAATCCATTCAGATTAAAAAGAAAATCTGATAGATATAATGAACCACAAAAATATCAAACAGGTAGATATATTAGTAAGATTGAAAAACAAGGTGAATACGAATGTACTTGTATTTCAGTAGATTCTGTAGACAACCTGTATGTTGCAGAACATTGTATTGTGACTCACAATACAACAACAGCTGTAGTTGCGTCAATAGAGTCAAATACAAACAAAGTTCTTGTTATTTGCCCTGCATCATTGAAAATAAATTGGAAACGGGAACTTGAAAACTATACTGATAAATCTATATCCATAGTGGAAGGTAAAAAATGGGAGGATGCCGATTACGTTATTATCAACTACGATATTTTGAAAAATTTTCACACATTAGAAAAAGATTCGGAATCAATAATACGTGACGCAAAATTTGATTTGATAATAGTTGATGAAGCCCACGCGATCTGTAATGTTCAAGCACAGAGAACCAAACTTGTAAATGACATCAGTAAAATATCACAAAGAACTTGGTTGTTAACAGGGACTCCCGTGACATCTCGACCAATAAATTATTTCAATCTGCTCAATTTGGTAGACTGCAATGTTGCTCAGAATTGGATGGCCTATGTCAGGCGTTATTGTAATGGGTATCAGTTCCGTGCTGGTAACAGAAAAATATGGAATGTAAGTGGTGCGTCAAATTTGGAAGAACTTTACGAAAGAACAAAACCTTTTGTGTTACGAAGGTTAAAAAACGACGTACTAGACTTACCTGAAAAAATAATTTCTCCAATTTATATGCGATTGAAATCTCGGGAATACGAAGAAGTTATGGGGGAATACTACGAATGGTATGATAAGGGAGGTGAGTCAAATTCTTTAACTATGCAATTTTCCAAAATCGCAAAGGTTAGACAAATTATCGCCAACGAAAAGGTTTCTCAAACCATAGAACTTTGTGAAAATATTTTAGACCAAGATAAAAAAGTGATCATTTTTTGCAATTTTACAGAATCACTTAACACTATCTACTCACACTTCAAGAAGATAGCTGTAAAACTTGACGGATCAACTCCTAAAGGCGAAAGGCAAGATGCTGTTGATAAATTCCAAACCGATGAAAAGGTTAAAGTATTCGTGGGTAACATTAAAGCCGCAGGGGTGGGGCTTACACTCACCGCAGCAGAAACTGTAATTATGAATGATCTATCCTTTCTTCCATCAGACCATTCCCAAGCAGAAGATAGAGCATATCGTTATGGTCAGAAAAATAACGTAGTTGTCTATTATCCAATTTTTGAAAACACAATCGAGGGTATCATTTATGATATTTTGGATAAGAAAAAAAGAATTATTAATACAGTAATGGGCGATACAATGTTATTTGAAGGTGATGCTCTAGAAAATATACTTCAATCTATTAACCAAAACAGAAATTAAAAATACTTATAGGAGACACTAAAGTCTTGGTGAGTATGAAGTATTTGGAAAATAAAATTGAGTTAATAGAACAGAAAATTGAGGAAAGAAGAAGATTAATAGAAGAACAAAAAAAATCCAAGATAAAACATGGTAATGTAGTGTTTGAACCATTACCTTATTCTTTTACATCTCTCAAAGCTTTCATCGATCCAACAACAATGAATGTTCATTATACAAAACACTATAAAGGTTATGTTGATAAATTGAACTTAGCGACCAAAGGAAAGAGATATGAAAATATGTCTTTGGAAGAAATTGTAAGTTCGGTCAAAGAAACTGAAAAACCTATACGAGACAACGCTGGTGGGGCCTATAATCATTCGTTGTTTTGGAATATGATGACACCTAACCCACCAAGAATTCCTATGAAACTTGATTCGAGAATAAACTCGAATTTTGGAAGTGTCAAAGAATTCAAAAAAAAATTTGATGAGGCGGCTAAAAGTGTTTTTGGATCTGGTTGGGTATGGTTGATACTAAAAGAAAATGGTAAATTAAAAATTGTAACAACACAAAATCAAGATAATCCGATGATGAGTTTTGTTAAAGATGGAGGAAAACCACTTCTTGGTTTGGACGTATGGGAACATGCATACTATCTCAAATATCAAAATAGAAGAGACGAATATATCAAAAACTTTTGGAGGGTTGTGGACTGGGATTACGTAAATGATAGATTGTGAATATTTATTGGTTATGAATATTATTGCAGAACCAGAAAGAAGTAAAATGTACAAGAGAATTTATAATCTCTTGGGCGCCCCGTTACGTTCCGTAGAATTGACAGATGAAATGATGGATTCACTAATGGAACTTTCCATTGGAGATTATACCCAATATGTTCAAGATTGGTTAATAGAGTCACAATGGACTTCATTATATGGTCTGAATTTAGACACTCAATCCGTCGCAAATGCACTAGTGAGAAGATCATTGGATTGGGAAACTCAATATACCTATGCCTACTCAAAAATTGTTGGACTTCAAAACTCAGGGCCTTGGGTACTTAAAAAGGATTATTTTCAGTTACAACAAAATCAACAGATCTATGAAATACCAGCAGGAAGAGAACTCAATGAATTACTTTGGTTTTCACCCTCTGAACAAAATAGTGCATTTTTCGATCCATGGTCTTTTGGATCACTTGGGGGCCCTGGTATTGGTGGGCCTGGTGGATTTGCTCAACCTGGATGGGGAAGTGGTGGGTATTTCTTTTTTTCATCCTACGATGTTTTATCTAGACTTCAAGACATTAACCTCAAACGAAGGATCATACAACCTGACGTACAATACAGAGTCACAGCATTACCTGGTGGTAAAAAAGCCGTAATGTTATACAATACACCAGGTGGTAAATTCGACTTTGGAAATTCGGAGTTGATGAGAGGTAAAGTGTGGTATTGGTATTATGATACAAACGATGCTGATAGAGATCAGTGTCTGAAAGATAATCCAGACATTGTTAAATTACCATCAGATATTCCATTAGATGCACTTTCTTGGCAAGATTTGAATGATCCTGCACAACAATGGGTTAGAAGATGGTTGACAGCTTATGCAAAAGAAACTTTAGCTAGAGTGAGGGGTAAATTTAGCGGAAACTTAAAAACACCCGATAGTGAACTACAAATGGACTACACCTCACTCTCTACCGAAGCAAAAGATGAAAAAACGGTACTTTTGGAAGAATTAACAAAAAGATTAGAAAGATTAAGACCTGAATTTATAATGGAAAGAGAGGCTAAAATTGCCACAGATCTAAATACACAACTAAAGTTTAGAGCATTTCCAATACCAATAACAACAGTTTAAAATATGGCTATTATAAGATCGATACCTAGTGAAAAAATAATCAATGGTATACAAGTTAAAACTTCAGAATTAGCGGTTGTTTCAGAGGAAACATACACCACCAATGGTGAATATGCTATTGTTGTAAAAGGAGTTGGGAATTGTAAAATTACCCTCAACAGTGTTTCTACTGATAGAATTAAAATTAAAGCTTTGACGAGTGTTTTAATTGTTCCTGATATCAACAGAATTGATGAACATTGGGATGAAATCCAAATAGAGACAGGTGCCTGTATAGAACTAGTTTTTGTATATCAAAATTGGTACATACTTTCCTCTGATGGAGTTAAACTTTGGTGATTGATATGATTCTCCCACCCACTTTCAGCTAACTCATAGATATAGTTCGGATTCAATCCTCTTCTTTTCCAATAGTCAATTTCTTGTTCAGTTATTTCTAATACATCTTTTTCTAAACTATCTTGATCGGTTTCATTAAAAGGTTGACCATTTATTAGTTCACATTGAAGGGTCGTGAAATATTCTCGTTTTTCAGGATCGGTGATTAACAAAACATCTCGTACCTCAGGTTTGAAAACAACCAAAAGTGGTTCAATACGTTTGTTAAATACAGAAATGGCACGAGGTACATTGTATTCACCAGTAAGATTCGGATTATTATCAATGTCATTTTGACTGACTAAATAACAATTCAATGTAATAGTATCTCCTTTTTTAGCAACGTCACCCTGTGAAATCTTAGTTCCATTATTAACATAATAAATAACATCTCCAAGATTGACATTCATATTATTTCGAATAACAAGCTCCATGTGCGCTTGTCGAGACATAAGATTACCCGCTTTGGTTTTTTGTTTACACCTTTCTTCGTACTCTTTGACACTTTGTTTTATTTTTCCTCTTTGTGCAATTTTAACGAGAGGTATTTCCTTGTTGTAAATCTTAGTAAGGTACTCATAATAAAATTCAACAAAATCCTTACCTTTACCTTGAAGGAGTAATTTAATTCCTTTGTCTAGAAAATCCTCTATGTAACCAGGTAGTTTTTTGGATTTGATTGTATTTCCTACTAATTTAATCTTACCTTTTTCAGTCAAAAGTGCATAATTTTTTCTTGCAATATTAATACAACTCGGCCACACTCCATCATTATCTAAGGCCATTTCACCACGCATAAATATGTCGTTGTATTCGGCAATGTCTGCCGCGGCTCCTTTATACTCCTTACCTTGTTTAACTTTCCAATTATTACCTCTACCAATGTAAACTCTATCTTCAACACCTTTAGGTGCTGAGAAGTTGATACCATCGGTGTCCATCACTAGAGGTTCATAACCACGGGCCATAAAAAATTTTGTCATTTGACGTAGGTATTGTCGCCCTGTACAAGTTATTTGTTCTCCCATATACATGTCACCCCAAGCGAAAACTTGAGGAGCTGACAGAGCTCCAAACATACTGTTGATGAATATTTTGATAGGTAATTGTTTTCTATCGTAAGATTTAGATTTCTTTGAGTCTGAATCTGAAAATTCTTCAGCAAGTTGTTTGTATAAAATACGAGTATCACGAAAATACTTTAGAAATCCTCTAAGAGCTCCTGTTACATCACAATCTGGAAAAACTTCGTGTACTAATTGGATAGACGGATAAAGCGAACTAAAGTCAAGTTTAAGAACATTTGTAGAATACCCAACCTTAATTAAACGTGACAAACCACCAACAAAATCTTTTTTCTCTTGTTTTTTAGGAATAGCAAGTTTGTGTTTATAAGACCAAGCAAGCATGATCATTTTCCACAAAGTTGCAGTACCCATAGTTGATACTCTTTCATATGTGGTTGGAACCAATGATGCAAGTAAAAAAGAACCTTGATTGAACTCTTCATCAACTCGAAGTGTTTCATCCAAGTCATCGTCAAGATACATCTCAACGATTTTGTCACCTGTTACTTTTTCATAAACAGAAGGAAATCTTTTATCCAAATTTTCGAATTCAGGAATGTCGGCTCTCTTATATTTCCCATTGTTAATATTCAACCAATATTCCTCTTTCTTTTCATACATCTTACCAATGTTCTGATGGTCTATGTAAATACGATTTGGACTTTCTAATTCTAAGTATTGAGTAATGTATTTAAGACCCGCACTTTTAATATTCGAATTTATTGCTTGAGCTCGTCTTACTGCGTGAAGTATATCTATCACATTATAACCCCACATACCAATTTGATTATATTTTTCTACCTCATTGGCTAATTTTAGTAATTGTTCTTTTTGTGAGAAATGTCTTTCAGGGTTTAAGGTTATACAAATTTTTTTCATATCTAACCCCAAAGCCTTTGACCTCTCAATGATCCAATGCCAGTCAAAGTTAAAACTATTATACCCAGCAATAATACTCGGATTTAGTTTATGAATTGTTCTAAAAAATTCAATCAATCCTTGTTTCTCTTGTTCTTCTGTAAGACATTCAATCACTTGATGAAAACCTTTGTTTGTTTTCATACCGATCATAAATATACGACCATCTTTTGGATCAAGTGCGGTGGTCTCTAAGTCAAATACAAATCGAGTAATATCATTGTATTCTTCATAACCTTTAAACAATCTTTTTTCTTTTTGAATAAGATATTGCTCAACTGGTGGTAAGAGTAGAAACTGATCTTTAGCCACCTCACCCCAAGGATCTATACCACCCTCACGAAAAAATTGAATTAAGTTTCTGTATCCTTTGAGTGATTTTACAATAAAAGTAAGACCCTGATTCAGTCTGTCATTGTCATAAGTTTCTAATTTTTCAATCAGAATTTTATGTTTGGACATCGCTTCTTTTTGGTTGGCTTTAGACCCTTTGTAGAAATTTAAACTACGTAGATCACCAACCCAACAGAAAGGTATAAAAGTATCTCTTACGATTTGTTTTCCCTTACCAGGGATTTCTTTAATCTTATAGATTTCTTCTGTGGCATAATCGAATTCCAAAGCAACAATATGCTGCTCAGGATCGTTTCCCTCCAAAAAATTTTTTATTTCCTCCGTTGTAATCATTTTACTTATACCTTTTCAACTATAAAGGTAATAAAAAACCCGTCAACAACAAGGACTATCTATGATAAAACTTTCTTGAATAAAGATGTTGAGTTCTTCCCTTAGTGGTAAAATAAGATCACCATCTTCCGATTTGATTAAAAATTGACCTTTGTATGTACCAACTTTATTGGTATCTTTTTTCGTGAATCTAAAGTATACATAATATTCTGTCTGAGCATTTTCGTCTACACTAGTCAGTTCAACAATATAAGCAGGTTTAGACACAATTTTGGGTATACCCGTTTCACTATTAATCATCGTAAAAAAAATAGATGATGTTTCTAATAATTGCATAAATTGTTGATACTCACTACGACCATCTTTAACCACTTGCATTTTCAGAAGTGGAAGGTTTGCATTTTTATTTATGTAAAAATTCATTAGATATTTTTACAATAAATACACGTTAAGATTCTTTTCTTAGCTCTCTAGAATAATGATCGAAACGATTATGTTCGGTAGGTGTCATTAATAATATTGCTGGATTAATTCTTTCTTTTTTTGTTTCTTGGAAAATATAACTCATCCAAGTTTGTTCGAAAGGATGGGCCCATTTTGTCTCCAAAAACATTTTCTTATTACCCTCTTTAGAAACTACTTGAGGCCAGTTCGAATAATAAACTTCTCCACTAATGTATGGAATCCCATTGTGAGACCAAATGTGTTCATACTTTGTTCTTGGGGCATTCGGGTCTAAACCTAACTCTGGTAGTCTTTTTTTCCCAGGCCAAAATTTTTCTCTAACATCTTGCGGAGTATTGTACCACGACCACTGCACACCGTTATCTCCGAAAAATTCTGAATAATTGAATTTGAGAAAATCGAAGTTGTGTTTTTGAATAATTTGCAAAACATTTTTATAAAAGTTGTTCACATATCTGTTAAACCCATTTCTACAAACTTCACCTTTGTTTGGATAAAAAAACATATCGTCTTCGAAAAAGAAATAATAGTCAAAATTATTTAAATCGGCGTGTTCCGCAATAAATTGTCTTCCACCACAAATACCAAGATTATCTTTTTTAATATGAACAAAATCAAACTCCTCACACAATTCACTGTACCTTTGAAAAGTACTTTCATCGCTCGAATTGTCTAATAAAAACTTTTTTGGGCCATCTATAAACTGACTATCATACTGTATCATCGATTCAATGAGGGTCTCAAATTGTTTTGGACTATTAAAAGTTATCACATAAAGAGCGGTGTTATTAATGTCTAGATCATTTCCTGAAATTAAAATTTCACTCTCACTCTTTATTTTGTGTTGATCATTTTTAACATCTTCAAAAAACTTAGATATTAATCCATTAGATTCTATTTCGAAATACTGAAAACTTTCAGGATGCATATAAGTTAAAAGTGTAAAAAGTGATTCTTCAGTACCCATATATCCCTTAGACAAAGTATCAGACATAAGATGGTAATAAAGAGAATTGAAACTTTCTATTTTTTCTTTGGGGCCTCCAAAAAACCCACCACGACATACTTTATCAATTTTTTTGTTTGTCATACGACACATTTCAGAATAGTCAAATCCGTGAATTTCATTATTCGCTTCGTATGGGAATGCAATAAAAGTTATGTTTTTTAATTTTTCTAACTTTGTGAAAACTTTGTCGTGAGTGAAATAACCTGAATGTACTGTATTAGTAATACCTGCATCTATCCAAAATAGATTTGTTGAATTAAATCTGTCCATTATTCTAGCATCATTCAACAAAAAGACTTTGGACATTACCAATGGGTTATACATTTCAAGACGAGCTTGTGTAGATTCAGGTAACCAACCTGATTGATTATACCAATTTGGATTTTTTCTAATAGTTTGAATCTTATCAAAAAATTCATTTTTGAACCAATCTTGAGACCTTACAATAAATTGAGTTTTCGATCTATCCCTTTTGGTTAAAACCCAATCTTCTAGTTCCTTTTCTCCGAAAATGATAAGATTTTCATCAATTGTTAATAGTTGTTCTAGTTTCGAAAGATAGTGGTCAAAACTTCTAGACCATCCTTCTGTTAGACTTTCTCTATTTATATTCCATAATCCTGTTACTAATGTTGTGTTACTCATAATAATTTTTTAATTCTTCTAAAATTTTGTAAAAACTTTTAGTATTTTCAAAATAGTTATTTTTTACATCTTGAGTTTGGTTTCCAAAAAACGAATGGTAATTGTCCTCATGCCACCATGTTTCAAAATATTTTGTTACGAATAATTCTTTATGATTGTAATACATTAAACTCATAACATTTTCTTCCGCAGGCAACCCTTTATCTTCTTTTAGAATATCTTCGGTATATTTTTCAAATAAATTGACAACCCTATCCCAAGTATCTCTATGCCCCCCAAACATACCTCCAATTACATGAAGATCCATAGAGAACTCATTATACCATTTTCTATTTACAGTACCAGACCAATAATTTTTAACATTATCTTTTGTTATTATAAAAAATTTATCCCTAGTGAAATCACAAAGGTTTTTTAAAAAAGTATTATCAAATATTGTAGAATAAAAGTACCTCTTATAACTATGTTCATCTACAAGATATTTGTTCGGTATTATACCACAATGGGATAGACCAGCATCAATCCAATAGTAGAAATCATACGATTTATCTTCATTCCACCACCAATGAAACTTTGAGTATTGAATTTCTACGCATCTATCCCCTCTTTTTGTTCCTTCAACATCTTTATATTCAGAGATCAAATTTTGAAATTTAGTGGTCTGAAGATCAAAAATTTTTAACTCTAATTTTTTTGGGTCCACTTTGTTTTCAATATAGAAAAAATTTTCGAGATCTTTAAGTTCTCTTTCTGAAGTATAACACAAAAAATCAGCATCTGACATTTGTAAATGTGATAATAAACTATATCGATAATGACCACCTCTACTCGGTCGTCCACCTAGTTCAGTTCCATTTAAGTCACTGAAAATACAAGTAATAAATTTAACTGACATAATAAAATTGTTTGTGTTCTTTATTTTTTTTCATTTCTTGAACTACCCCCCAATCCATAAATTCATTCGGAATTTTAATTTTACTATGGGCATTCCAATTATAAGTTTGTAAATACCAATTGTTATAATAACCATCAGATATATCTGAAATTCCATGCATTTGTGGTGCTATTGGAATTATCGGCGAATAACTTTGGTAACAACACATTATATGTTGGAATGTAAAATCGTCCAAAGCAAAAAAATAATTTTCACTGTTAGTGAATGCCGTCAAAGCAATTTCGAACATTTTATCGTAAATTGACTCATCATAGATAATCATATTTGCTGCGTAAATTCCTCTAGCATCGGGACTTGTTGGTGGTAAAGTTGTTAAATCCAATAACAATTCACTATCTTTATATCTCTTGACGGGTCTGTTTAATGTTGGTGATAAATTAAAAATTCCAAAATCTAAATTTGTGTAGTTACGTTCTAGTTCGTTTAGTAAACTTTTGGAATAAGGCATAAAACAAGAATCATCCTCAATAATCATTACTCTTGGATATTTTCTTTCTTTTGCTATGTCAATAATTGATAATGTTGATTTTGTTATTCCCATATAAGAATTCAAATCAATTCCTGAAAATCTTTCCCATTCCCAACCGATATAATTTAGTTCATTTGTTATATGTTCTAATCTATCAGGTCTCCTATCCAAATTTACTACAAATTTTGGAATAGATTCAAAATCTAATATCATTTTAAAATGATAAATTTCCAGTAATTCTATCACACCAACCTTTGGATTCGGAGTGTGGCCAAACTACCCAGTATTTTGGTTTATGTATTGTTTGAAACTCTCTCCATACTTTACAATATCCATCAGGATCGTTCATCATTCTAGCAATTTCAGATTTATCAGCATCTTTTCTGAAGATTGTCTCATCTGTTTCATCGTGAAAAGCTACAACCCAAAAGTCATAATCTTTTTCTTGAACTTGTGAATACCCAATATCTATGCAATGTTTAAAAATCATAGCAAAGTCGGATTTCCATTCTTCTTCAGAAGAATAGTTATAAGGATTTGGTGGATAATGTTTATCTAATGTATATTGTTGAACGGCTCTTTTTTCAAAAAGTAGTCCCGAATATTTCTCATAATCTCTAAGTGATCTGACTTTACCAAACCCATATTTACCTTCGTGACCCTCTTGGGTTAAACCATCCATACCAAACAATTTTCTGTTCGTTAAATGAGACACATTATTTTTGTCAACCCAATGTTTATCATCATCCCATTGTTTGGTTCTACCTTTTCTAGTATACTCATGCCAAATAAGAACTTTATGTGGATGGAATAAGTCGTATCCCCAAGTATAAGCTCTAGCTGCTATGGAAATTTCTTCTCCGTGAAAATAGTATTCTGGATTATGTTGAACTTCTTTACAAAACTTACCCAATGTAAAAGCGTAGTGTGCTGAATAAAATCTAGCAGTAACAGGTTCTGTCATTGATTGCCAATTTGGTATCGTTTCAGGTAAGAAAAATACGGCACCTTCAGGTATAAATCGATCAAAAACCATTCTCCATGGTTCTTGTATTCTCGCCGCAGGATCATTGTCAGGATCAAAGGAAGAGACATAACCGGTAAGCAATGGTTTCTTATAACCTTTTTTCTGTAATTGTTTGACCATTGCAATCATTTCAGTATCCCAATGAGGTGCAAACCTCATATGTGAATCTAACTGCATTGTATACTGTTCTTTATTGTATAATTGTTGAATTTGGTTTCTAGCCCAACATGCTCCTTTTGACTCGGTATAAGGGATGTTTAAAATCCTAAATCTTTCATCGGTCATGTATTCTGTCAAGTCGTCAAACTTGTCCTCAGGATGAAATTGACGAGCAATTCCAAAAACTAAATTTTCAGGTTTATCAGCATTTTCTAAACAACTCAAGATTGTTTTTTTTAACTCAGGATCTCGATATGACGCAATTTGAATGAATATTTTCATAGTAAAATTTACTTTTGAAAAAAAAGTAATTAAACACTTATAAAGGTAAACAAATACTACTACATTGTTTTAACAAAGACCAGAAATTGATGTAATTTCACCAGTACCACCATCAATTTGGTAATGAATAATACCGTTTGAAACAAATCCAAATCCAGTCGCAGGGGTATTCAAATTTGTATCAATATAAAGGATATCACCGATCTGAAGGCCTGAAAAACTCGCTCTAATACCATAGAATGTGTTACCACCTTCCGAACAAGCTTCAGGATCACTTCCTCCAGTACCCAAATTAGTGTATGCATAAGAAACAAAACCACTTTGTGAAGGTGTAACGGATGGAGTATTCGTTGGTGTTACAGTTTTAGTTGGGGTTACTGATGACGTTATAGACGTTGTAGGAGTATTCGTTGGTGTTACTGATGACGTTATAGACGTTGTAGGAGTATTCGTTGGTGTTACTGATGACGTTATAGACGTTGTAGGAGTATTCG